GAGCATCTAATGAAACGACACGTGACATCTGCCAGAAGGAACTGGTTGGGCAGCCAGACGACCCCAGTGCTAGGGGTACGGGGTCTATACCGCTAAAATTAATTGGCGAAACAGTACGTAAAGCAGGCGTGCCTAATGCAATGAATAGTCTTGTTGTAAAACACGTAACAGGTGGATGGTCACGATTAGCATTTAAAGCATACGAAATGGGTAAAGAAAAATGGATGGGTGAAAGCCTAGACGTTATATGGTTGGATGAAGAACCACCATCATCTATTTATACTCAATCCCTAACGAGGACAGCCGATAAAGGTGGAATTGTTTACATGACATTTACACCAGAAAACGGTATGACTGAAACTGTAGCGCAGTTTGTTAATGATCTTCGGGATGGGCAAGCGCTTATACAAGCGGGGTGGGATGATGCACCACATATGACTAAAGAAGTGCGTCAGCAAATATTAGCTGCGCTACCACCGCATGAACGTAAGATGCGTGAGCAAGGTATACCACAACTAGGTTCAGGCTTAGTGTTTCCTATTGCTGAATCAGATATGGTATGTGACCCAATTAATATGCCTGATCATTGGCCTAGGATTTGTGGTCTTGATTTTGGTTGGGATCACCCGACAGCAGCAGCGTGGGCTGCATGGGATAGAGATTCAGATATAATTTATATTTACGATACATATGCAATGTCACAAGAAGCTGTGCCTATACATGCAAGTGCTGTAAAAGCGCGTGGACAATGGATTCCTGTTATATGGCCAATGGACGGAAGGCAAGCAGACAAAGGTTCTGGTAAAAGTTTAACAGAACAATATCGTAATGAAGGCGTAAACATGACACGTGAACATTTTACAAATCCACCACAACAAGGACAAAAAGAAAACACAGGTGGTATCTCTGTAGAAGCAGGGGTACAGGAAATGTATACAAGGTTTATGACTAATAGATTGAAAATTTTTAATAATCAGAGTAAGTTGTTAGAGGAATTGCGAATGTACCATCGTAAGGATGGTAAAATCGTATTTAAGCATGATGACGTTATTTCGGCTGCACGTTATGCCGTAATGTCTGTCAGAAAAGCGAGAGTAAAAAACTATGAACCAAAGCAATTATATTCAGACAGTAGTTTTAATGTATTTGCGTAACAATAAGGAAGGATAATTATGGGCGGATTTGTAAGATTTGTTGCAAGAACTTTGGGTATCGCACCTAAGAAAGCAGCACCTCCACCACCTCAACCTGCTCCTGCTCAAACTGCATCAGCAGCACCTGTAAAGCCTGCAACAACAGCAGCAACAGCATCTGCAAAAGATAGCAAGAAAACAGCACTAGGGTCTGGGTATGGTACTGGTGACCAAACTGTAATGACAACTACTGCAGGCGTAGAAGAAGAAGCTAATACACAAAAAACTGTATTAGGTGGTTCATCTACAGCAGGTAAGAAAAAGAAAACAGGCAAAGCAGTTAATTACGGATAATGTAATATGATTGAAGTCGTAACAGACGACAAATGGCGTGTACCTATTGGTAAATATCTAAAAGAAAAATGCTTTATTTCTGCAGATATAGGCGATAGTTTTTCTTATATTGGTTTTATAGAAGATGAAAAAATACTAGGTGGGTTTCTTTTTACAGATTGGGATGGACATAACATATACGTACATCTTGCATTAGAAACACCTAGATTATTTAACAAAAAAAATATAAGAACAGTATTTGACTATGGTTTTAACCAACTTGGTTGTGGAAGAATGACAGCCGTTTGTCGTAATGGGTACGAAAGAAACGAGCGCATTTTATCTGGTACAGGTTGGACAAAAGAAGGTATAGTAAGAAAAGTTATGAAAATAAAAAATGAATTCGTTGATGCAGCAGTTTATGGTATGCTCAAAGACGAATGTAAATGGATAAAGGAATAACATGGGCGGAAAATCACAACCACAAATGCCACCACCTGTAGACAATTCGGTTCAAGAAAAAACTGAAGCAAAGGAAGCGGCACTAGAAAAAGAAAAAGCAAAAATGCTTGCAACTAAGAAAAAAGGTAAATACGGTACTATACTAACATCTGCACAAGGAGTTGACGAAGAAGCAGAAACTAAAAAAACAATGTTAGGCGGAACAATAACGTAATGGACGATAACATAACACCTTTTGATTATATTAAAAAAAGATTTGCTTCTATGGAATCTACTAGAGGCACATGGGAAGATCATTGGCAAGAAATACTTGATTACGTTATGCCACGTAAAGCAGACGTTACTACAATAAATTCTAAAGGTTCAAAAAGAACTGAAGTGCTATTTGATAGCACAGCCATTACAGCAAACACATTGTTGTCAGCAAGTTTACAAGGCACACTTACATCACCCTCACTGCCTTGGTTCTCAATAAAACTTAGAGATAAATCAATAAACGAAGATTTTAATACGCAAATGTGGTTGGAAGATACTGCTAGACGTATGTATGACGCGTTTAATGATGCAAATTTTAACACTGAAGTACACGAAATGTACTTAGACCTAACATCTATTGGTACTGGATGTTTATTTGTGGAAGAACATAAAGATGGGTTTGGAGTTGGCGGTATACATTTTAAGACACTACACATTAATGAATTTTATATACAAGAAAACAATAACGGATTTATTGATACAGTTTACAGAAAATACAAAATGTCTGCTAGACAAGCAGTACAAGAGTTTGGTGAAGATAATCTTGGTGATAAAGTTTTAGACGCTGCTAAGAATAAACCAGAAAAAGAATTTTCATTTATACATGCAGTAGAACCAACTGCAGATTACGAACGTGCAATGGGTAAAGCAGCTACAAAATTACCAGTGCATAGTTGTCATGTATGTATTGAAGACAAAATGAAAGTTAGAGCAGGAGGTTACAATGAATTTCCATACTTAGTGCCTAGATGGGCAAAAGCTACTGGTGAAATTTATGGAAGATCACCTAGCTATAATGCGCTACCTGATATTAAAACTTTGAACAAGGCAGTAGAGATTGGACTTAAAGCATGGGCAAAAGCAATTGACCCCCCTCTTTTGGTACAGGATGATGGTGTTGTTGGCAGAGTAAGAACTACACCTGCAGGTATTACTGTTATTAGAAACGATGGTGCAATAAAACCATTGCAGACAGGCAGTAACTGGCAAATCACAGACATGAAAGAAACGCAGTTACGAACTGCAATTAGACAAGCATATTATTCAGATCAACTACAGTTGCAAGAAGGCCCACAAATGACAGCAACTGAAGTACAAGTTAGATATGAATTAATGCAAAGACTTCTTGGGCCAACGTTAGGAAGATTCCAAAGTGAATTTCTTAACCCATTAATTGAACGTGTTTTTGGCATTATGTTTAGAGCAGGTGCGTTGCTCCCGATACCTGACGCTATACAAGAAGCCAAGATGGATATAGAATACGTAGGGCCATTAGCACGTTCACAACGTATGGAAGAAGCACAAGCTATTGATAGATTGTATCAACTAGCAGCTAACGTGGCTCAAATAGACCCAAGTATTATGGATAACATAAACCATGATGAAGCTATAAGAATGAGGGCAACACTACTTGGTGTACCTAAATCTATTCTTGTATCTAGGGATGACGTTGCAGAAAAACGTGAAGCCCAACAACAAGCAGCCATGGAACAACAAATGTTAATGGCTCAACAACAACAAGCACAAACAGGCAAAATGCAGGCAGATGCAGCTAAAGCAACTGCAGACCCAGATGTACAAGATGTTATGTCTGAAGCTACTGCACAAGCAGAACAGGAGTTAATGTAATGGCAAAAAAAGGTCTATATTATAATATTAATAAACGTAAAAAAGCAGGCACAAGTAGAAGTAAAAAGAACAGCACTATTTCTGCAAAAAATTACGACAATATGAAAAAAGGTTTTCCTAAAATTGGCACAAGGAGTTAATGGCAAAAGTAAAGGAACGTGTAGAACATGAAAGCATATTTCATAAAACCAATATAGGACGTAACCCTAGTAAATGTAAAATGAATAAATCAAAAAGAAGAAGTTTTAAAAAATACAGAGGTCAAGGTAAATAGTGGCAAAAAATAACATAGCACATTTAGAAGAATTACACAAAGAACACAGTGAATTAATTAATAATTATAAACAGTGTTTTACATCACCTGCGGGTGAACAAGTGTTAAAAGACTTGGATGCAGCATATGGTAATAGAAGTAGTTATTCTAGTAATCCATATGATACTGCTTACAAGGAAGGGCAACGTAGTATATTACTACGTATTAAATCAATGATAAAAGAAAGGAAAGAGGATTAATATGTCAGAAAACGCAGAGGCCGTTACCACCGAAGAACAGGTAACCCAAGATAGTACAATCTTAGGGTCTGAGGCAGTGGGCGATAACCTTGATTGGAAATCATCACTACCTGACGAATTGAAAAATGACCCAACTTTGTCAAACTTTAAAGATGTTGAAAGTCTAGCAAAGACAGTAGTACATCAACAAAAACAGATGGGTAATCGTATACCTATTCCAAAAGATGAAGAAGGTTTTAATGAGTTGTATACAAAACTTGGCAGACCAAGTGAAGCAACAGCTTATGAAACTAATATTCCTGAAGATATGCAAGAGCATTACAGTGAAGATAATTTAAATCAATTTAAAGATGTTGCACATAAAATTGGTTTGAATCAAAAACAAGTAGATGCGCTTATTGAATATCAACATGGTGCAATACGTGCATCAATAGATAATGAACCCGCAATGTTAGCTGCGCAAAAAGAAGATACAGAGCAAACGCTAAAACAAGATTGGGGTCTTGATTACAATAAAAATATTAGAGCAGCACAACGCGCTTTACAAGTTTATGGTGATGAAGAAATTATGGATTTGATGAATACATCAGCAGGTAATCATCCTGCAGTTGTTAAATTGTTTGCACGTTTAGGTGCTGAAGTAACAGAGGATATGACACAAAATACTCAAAATAATACTTTAGCTACTAATAAATTAGACGCGCAAGACGAAATTAATGCCATATATTCTAACCCTCAACACGCATATTTTGATCAAAAAAATCCTGATCATAAAACTGCCGTAGAAAGAGTTAGACAACTAATGGAAAAAGTGCATGGATAATTAGTAACTTATATGGTATATTTAGAACACAACACATAGGCCCAACAGGACAACCTAAGTTGTTCGGTGTGCAACCGTAAATGCCGTTTGACAGTGCGTATACTGTAAGGTTTCCCTGCAAAGGACAAAAACCGATTATGTTAAACTTAAACTAAGAAGGAGGCACATATGTCAGTGCAAATAACTACAGCTTTTGTTGAACAATACAAAAGCAATGTGTTCCATCTAGCACAACAAAAAGGCTCACGTTTAAGGGATTGCGTAAGATCGGAAACGGTTACAGGAAAATCGCACTTCTTTGAGCGAATTGGGTCTGTGGCAGCAGAAAAGCGTACATCGCGACACTCTGACACACCTAGAATGGACACACCCCATAGTAGACGAAAAGTTACTATGGACGACTACGACTGGGCAGATTTGATTGATCAGGAAGATAAGGTAAGGATGCTTATTTCCCCTCAATCAGAATATGCTATGGCAGGCGCTTGGGCGATGGGTAGAGCTATGGATGATTCAATCATTGCTGCTGCTACAGGTACATCATACGGTGGTGTATCAGGCGGCACTTCGGTTGCGTTACCCGCAGGTCAAAAAATCGCACATGGTTCTGCAGGTCTAACTCTGGCGAAACTAATATCAGCAAAAGAACTTCTTGATGCTAATGATGTTGACCCAGATGAAACTAGATACATGGTTGTAACAAGCAAACAAATGTCTAACTTGTTAAATTTAGAGAAGGTAACTTCTTCAGATTACGCAAGCATTAAGGCGTTAGTACAAGGCCAAATTGATACGTACTTAGGATTTAAATTCATAAGAACGGAAAGACTTGGCACTGATGCTAACTCTGACAGACAAGTGTTAGCTTTCTGCCAATCTGGTATTGGGCTTGCTGTGGGTTCAGATGTTTCTACAAGAATTTCTGAACGAGCAGACAAGAATTATGCAACTCAGGTATTTCTATCTATGACAATCGGCGCTACGAGAGTAGAAGACGAAAAAGTAGTAGAAATCGCATGTAACGAATAAGGGAGGGTTAAAACATGGCTACTGTATATTCAGCACAGAAGACCAGTTGGAATCAAAATAACCCAACTGATAAGATTAAAACAAATGAATTCGCAGGACGTGTTAGAATTGCTTACGCTACTTATGAAGCGTCAAGTCTTTCTGCAGGTGATGTAATTGAAATGTTTAATCTGCCAAATGGCGCGAGAATCGTAAGTGGTTCTATTGCACACGATGCACTAGGTTCATCTACTACTCTTGCCGTAGGCTACGCAGCGCATACTAATGCAGCAGGAACAGCAGTTTCAGCTTCAGCAGCAGCGTACAAAGCAGCAGCTTCATCTGCATCAGCAGGTAAAGCGGACGTTTGTGCGACTATTGCTTT